CTTTTATTGTTGTTTGTATTGTTTCTGTGTTGTTTCTTTGTATTGTTTGTTATTGTTATGTTCTCTTTTACACCAGGTTAGGTATAAAAGGAAGTGCGGTTCATTGGTGGAATGTGTTGGTATATTATGCCGACGCTAGTCGGCATAGGAGAGAGGAGATTCCTTTGGGGGTTGGGACCCGCAATATAACGGGGTTGGGTCCCCGAATGTAGCGGGTTGGGACCCGCAATATAACGGGGTTGGGTCCCCGAATATAAGATGAACCCATCAGTTAATGAACTAGATGAACAAAGTGAATCTAGTCAATTAACTTATGGGTGGGGTATTGCTTTAAAAGTGCGTATAACACTTGATTATGAGGTAGTTAGTTTGTTCGACCCTCATAATCAATGTTATACGTGACTTTTAGAGACTAGAGTCAAAGTGTTATTATGTTTACATACTAGATAATGGGGTTTCTTGTTACATTTGAACCAATAGAGTCTAGAAACAAGAGAATCAAGAATATAAGACGTATCAGCTACGCTGATAACTAGTTTTCTTATATATAAAGATTTCATGTTAATAAGCCCGAAGGGACTAGATACCTTTGTTTATTAATTACGAGTGAAGCGAGACTAGCCCTTACGGTGTGTTACTTAATCCTCATACTCTTTTGTTACTTTAAATCCGTTCCTTGAATATCTTTTTATCCAACCCAATTCCAATAGTGTATTCATCCTCTCTTTGATGGTTCTTTCACAGGTTCCGCACTCCATCATGATAGCCCTTCTCAGTTGTTTTAGTGAATACCTGTTGTTGTTTAGATATTCCGGTTCTTGTTCTCTGAGTCTCCATATTACTCTCTTACAACTCTCTATTCCTCTACTTGCCATTTAGTGAAAGTAATCCCTCAGGTTTAGGGTACTTTTTTATAGCTTTCTCAAGTGCTTCTTTTATAATCCATTGGATTTGGATGTTTAGTTCAGCTTCTTTGATAGCTTCTTTAGTAGCTTCTAAAGCTTGTTTAACTTCTAGGTATGTTATTTTATTATCCATTTGTTTCAACCTCTGTCTATGTTTAAAATGTTTCCATTGTTGTAATGTTACCACTTATTACTTGAATCCTCTCAGGATTACATTTATTGCTAGTATTGTTGCACAGATAATTAGTATTGCTGTGTTGTATTCATTCATTTGGCTTCACACTCCCACCGACTATGTTTGCAAACTTCCCATCATTCATTGTCATGAATGTAACTCCTCTACCTATAAGTTGGTCTAACTCAATTTCTTGCCCTACTTCTAACTTTAATCCGAACTGTTCAAGGAATAAGCCTAGCTTACTGTCTTGGAATAGAGTTGTAGGTAAACCGTATTTAAGTTTAGATCCTTGGTTAAACTCAATAACAAAGTCTGTGTATCTGTAGGGTGTGTTTCGTTGTAGAATCTCCACTATGATCCCTTCGTGTTTTCCTTCTTCAATTATTTTCTTGGCTTCTACTGTTAATTTCATTTTTTTATTACCTCGTATTTAGTTAGTTTTGTTTGGTCCTTATGTGTCATACACCTTGTGTAAATAACATTGAATTTATGACCACTCTAAGAGATTGGTAAGAGGGTTATACTTACGGATCTCTTTTCCGGTTAGTGAGAAACACCTTAGACTGATATAGCTAGTTGATTTCATTTGCCTAATCTCATCTTAGCGTGTTCTATATGTTTATGCTTAGTCACACTATAGAAAATTTTGTTGGCTCGTTTAGCAGAGGGCTTGATCATCTTATTGAACTTTAATCCATTTAAGATTTGGATACAATATCCATAGTCCATGCCTAACTTACTTGCAATATGCTTCGCATATTTATGCCTATCAGCTGCAACTGATAGAAAGATTAATATTCTAGCTTCACTTCTCTTCATTTTAACACCATCACCTCTCTTCATTGAGATTGGCAGGAATGGGTTTAACTCTTTTTTCCCACTCCTGCCTTTTTACTCTTGTTATTTTTTGGGTATTAGAAAGTATAATAGAGTAATATATAAATGTTTCGGTTGTCAAACCAACAAGTTTATATATCAAATCATATTAATCAGTTTAACTAGTTAGTATTCTATTTATATAAAGTATAAAAATAATAAAAACTAATATACCAATAGGAATTACCATAGTAGTATAGAGTAGTAAAAAAGAAAAAGAAATAAATCTTTAAACTATTGTGTATGAGTTTCCACCAATTACTGTCCAGCCATCAGTTTCTATAAACATTAGAACAACGCTGTCTCCGGCTGCATTAAATGTGACAGAAGTTCCGGCGAACATTGTGTCCGGTGTTATCGTGGCAGTTCCAGCCATAGTTAAACCGATAATAGTCATTTGTTGACCAACGATCCCATCAGTTATGGTGAATACATCTCCACCTGCATCAGCTGAGATTATATGAACAGCCTTAGTCATATCTAATTCTGTGGATCCCCCACCGGCTGCGATCTCCTCAGAACCCTGTAGGATAACTTCTCCATTTATTCTTAAATCATTAACATTTATTTCTTTTGCGTCTATTACGTCATGCATTACCATTTTTTATTCCTCCTAAGGTGCTTCTTCTACTACAACTGTGACCATCTGACCGCCAACCATAGCTACTCCTAAAATTTTGTCGTTCTCTGTTTGGATCATTGATTTTAATTCTTCGGCAATAGCCCCATCAAAGTTCCCTATTCTTGATCCCGAGTTAGTTGCGTCAACACCACCAACAGAATCGGTGTAGTCAGTGTTTAATTTCCACCTGTGAATAATACTAGGCAAAGTTTGGTTTCCAAATGCTTTCAAAACTTCATCAGCAGATAAAGCTTTTTCAAATAATATCACGTCACTAATAACCCATTTAGCAAAAACAGTGCTCATATTTCCACTACCAAAATGGTCAGCGTAAGTGGGTGTCTGAAGAGTTAATACGTCGTTATCAAAAGTTACGGCCTTCGTTTCCACTAGTGAACCATTTGCGTAAACAGAAATAGTGTTATTTGGATAATCAATAACGCCTGTAAAATGAACCCATTCGCCAAAGTTAAAAGTATCTGAAGGAGTTAGTGATTGATAACCGTCTGTCTTAACAGAACGAGCACCTATTCTGATCCGATAATTTGTTGTATTATCTACTAAATCTAACCCGAAAGCAACTAGCCCTGTATGAAGTATTTTAACAAAAAGAAAAGGGTGATTTCCAGTGAAACTGTGCATTTTAACCCACAAACTCATACTTACACCTGAAAGTCCGTCAGTTGTATCATCTAAACCACTGATTCCCATGGAGGTGGTATCATCTACACCATCATAAGATGGTCCGACTTTTCCGTTGTTGGTGGTTATAGCAGCAGTTGCACGACCAACAACCATCTATAGATCCTCTGCTAGTTTACATTTCTTGCCAGAACCGTGACCACACTCGTGAACATTAGCGACGCTAAGTTCATCTTTCACAGAAACAGATTTAGCTTTAAGAGATTTAAGTGCTGCCATTTCGGCATCAGATAAATCGTCAAAAAATAAATCTAGTTTAAGTCTCCGTTTCATCATTCCTCAATATTTATGATGATAAGTTGGTGATCCATAGCAGACAGTAGCCATTTATCATCAGCACCCACCCTTAAAGCCTCAACTGCCGTGATGATTGACGCTTCGGTAAAAGGAGCAGCCAAGATTTCAACTGTAACATCTCCAGCCGCCATCTTATTTCTTCTCCTCTTTAGATTTAGGCACTTCTTTAGGTTTAGGTTCTGCTTTAGGTTTAGCTAAAGAAGATCTATAAAGAAGTACTTCGGGATGCATTTCATCAACCTGTTTAGGTAAAGTTAACCACTTTTCTTTAGGTAAGTCTTTGTTTAACAAAAGCTTTTTGTGGTATCTTGCCCCACGTTTTAGTTTTCCTTTATCACTCATTTTCTTACACCTGCGTATTTGTGATTGTGCAAATTGCGTCAGGGTTTTTTACCTGTGATGTACCAACCTGGAAAGCTCGGATTGTGAACTTTACTCCAGGATCTTCAATGGTCTTAACAGTTAAGCCCTGAGCTGATTTCCATGTGATCGCTTCTTTAGCGATTACAACCATGGCTTCATCTGCTGAAACATTATTTGAAACAACCATCTTTAAACCTAATAATGAACCAACACGACCATTTTTAGTCACGTCCGCAGTCCAAAATTGACCTGCGTTTCTAACGGAAGAGTTTCCCATCAAGTTCGCAAAGTCAGTAGGACTCAGTAATAGATGACCATTAGTATATGGATCGTAGTTATCAATTTGGATTAACTTAATTGCGTTTAAGATATCTTGGATCGGGTTACGATTTGCAATAGTTGCACTGTCCCAATTATCAGAAGCTGCGACGGTGTTTCCTGTGTCAGAGGTTAAAGCATCATAGATGTTTGCATCCACGGATTTAGAAACTGCACGAGCAATTCTTAAAAGTGTTCTTGCGATAACATCCACTTCGTTAGTTTTTGCATCTTCCCAAGAGATTACTCCTTCCATTCCATGTTTTAAATGTCTTGAAGATGCTTCGGTAAAGGTTACTTCTCCATAAGGAAAGTTCGCTAAACGTGGCACACCCTCAACTCCTGAACCTGTTCCACCAGTCAAGTCTGCTGCTGTTTCTTTCCAATACGTTTCTTTCCATGAATTTGATGATTGAACCATGCAAAGCTGCATAAATCTATATTCTTGTAAAGCGAAGCCTGTCACAATTCGTGAAACAGTCTCAGCCCTTAAATCTGCCATTCCTGTTGTTTCTGTCATTTTATAAATTCACCCTAACTAAAATTACTTCGTTGTTACTTCCTGTTTCTAACGATTTACCAATAGTTTGTCCTTTTTCATGGTCTAGCGTTGTCATAACGGTTATTGTGTTATCTGCACCTGCTGAACGTACATAACTCCCCAGAGTTGCTGTACCCCCTGCCGCACATGTTAACTCAAATATTCCGTCTTGGTAAACTGCAAGAGACGTTGATCCATCATCTGCAACTTTTTCTGCTGCTGCAATACCTGCGATAGCACAACCAGCACCGCTTACTTTTTTAGCTGTTCTTGGATCTTCTAATTCAAGAACCGTTCCTTTTTCAATAGTTACTCCATCTGCTACGGTGTAACGCATAGGTTTTCCGCCATTGAATAACTCAACAATATCTGCTTCATTTGCCATAGTAAAATATACCTCTAAAGCATAGAAAAGAAACGGATTATTTAAGTTTTTTCCTTCCAATCCCAACAATTTCCACAAATCCCTGTTTTATCCCTGGGTGTATCTTGCATAAATCTTCTCAAATTATTACACTTTATGCAGACTTTCGCAATTAAGAGGCATGACTCCATTTTAAATCATGTCCTCAAACCCTGTGTCTTTTAATAGTGCTTTTGCTGATTCAGTTATCTTTTCATCTTCTGTTTTTTCTGTTCTCCCTGCTCTTGATGATCCCCCCATCATATTTTGGTAATTCATCTCTTGGGCTTTTTTTAGGTTCTCTGCAAAAATTTTATTTTGTTTTTCCATCCCTTGCAATAATTCTGTTCCTTGTTCTGCAATAGATTTCTCTCTCTTTATTTCTTTCTTTTCTTTTGGCTTCTCTTTGATTTCTTCTGATTTATTTTCTTCTGATTTATTTTCTTCTGATTTATTTTCTTCTTTCTTTTCTTCTTTCTTATTCTCCATTTTTACACCTTTCTATATTTTCTTTTACTGAGAATAATACCTCTGTATTATTCTTAACGACTTTTTCCATTCTGAACATGAACCACGCTATAATTATTCCCATGACCCCATTATCTATCAAGGATTGGTATTCTATCATTTTTGGTCTTTTGATGGGTTTACCTTATTGCTCTTTAATGAAGGGTCTTTTTTTTCATCTGATATTAACTCCGGGGATATACTTGCCGGAAACTCAAACTCTACATTTATACCTAATTGTTGAGATATCTGTTCCTCTAAAAACATTTGATTCCATTCTACTACTTGTTGCCATGCTAAATATAATATTTTGGATTCTGCTTCTGATGATTCTCCACCTATACCTAACACAACAGATGGGACACCTTCTGCTTTTAAAAATTCGTTTTGTAACATTTTAATCCAAGGCAGAGGGTCTAATGTTGAAAATTGAGGAATACTCATTTTTTCAATCCCATCTAGGATTCCTTTTGGGACTACCATGTTTTCTCCTTTCTCCATAGCAGAATCTAATTTGTCTTTGTAGTTTTTAATTTCTGTTTCGTCATCTGTATCTACTGCAGAGATTAATAATGGTTTAACGTATCTGTGGAATACTACTCTCATGTCTTTCATTGATTCCCTTCTCATCTCAATCATAGGGTTGAGTTTTGTGATTAGTGATTGACCATGGATCTGATCTGCGATTCTATTATATGCTAAATGAAAAATATCTTTTGTTTTGAATGGGACTGCTTTGTCATCTTTATTCTCTGACACCTGTAAATAGCCTGTAATCATCCCTTGACTATTTGCTAAAACTTTTATTGTAGAGGGATTTAAAGGTTTTAGATTTTTTAATTCTCCTCTTGCGTTTCTTACTATTTCTGCATAAAAATCCCCACCTATAGTATAAGTCCTTACTGCATTATAAAAAATGGTGTTTGCTGTGTCTAATCCGTTACCTGTTACATTTTTTAAAGGATCTTTTCTCATAAACTTCTTTTTTGTTTTATATCCTTTTCCGACTACAAACATGGCTTTTTTGTCAACCATTCCTGCAATTTCTGATATTTCTAAATAAGTGCCTAACTTGTCTGCCCATTTTGTGTCTTGGTAATAACTTTCTGAAGTTGATTCGGATTGAGTGGCTGTATATGAACTTGGATATAAAGTGGGGTCTTGAAATGATGCTGTTGTTGAGTAATCTTTCGCACTAAAATTTGTATATTCTGCCGAGTCTATTTTTGTTCTTGCCATATTTTTATTGTTGTACGGGTGCAGACCAAACAATGATGTCCATTCTCCTTGTTTTGAATGAACAATCTGTCCCTGTTACCGACCTTCCTTGTATTTTTATTGTGTGGGTTCCGGCGTCTAAATCAATTATCGCCATAGTACTTGAACTCATTACTCCTGCTGCAACTCCTGCATATTTCACGTCAAGTCCTGCCATACCATCATCTGCATAAGCAGTCGTTGCGTCTCCTCTCTCTGAATACGGAACGGGAGTTCCATCCAATACTACTCTGCAACGTGAACCAAAATCATGCAAGTCATCTAAAGGGATATATTCTGCACTAAAAATTACTAGTGCCTTTCCTTCTTTTTCTATCGTGAAGGTGTCAGTCATCCCTGTTAAGTCTGCGAAAGAGGTGTTTATATCATCTTGTTCTGTTGAAGATCCGATCCCTTTCGCATACATCACACCTTGGATTACATCAGGATTTGCTTTTCTTAATCCTTCTCCTAGTTGTTTTGAATGAGGGAACAAGTTTTCTTCTTCACTAATAAAGTTTAATACCATCTTAGCTTTTTAGGAAAGTGATCGCTTTTTGGTCTTCTAGGATTTTTTGTATTTGTCTCATTCTGCTTACATGAATGTTGATCATGTCTTCCGCTTCCACTCTTGAAGTATATCCGGCCATGTTATAAGCAATCAAACTAACTGCCGCAAATCTTGCTGCCCATTCTGCTAGAATTTTTCTGTAATCGTTGTTATATCCTGAGTAATTATCTACTACGTTCTCTCGTGTGAGAACAGACAAATAAGACTCCGCCATAGCGGCTAATATGTTGTGGTTTGCTTCTGTGTCGCCTGTAGTGTCCACGTTCTCCCCTGCCATCAAAGCCATTTCCTCTTCTGTTACAATTATTCCCGTATATGCCATAATCTAAGATCTCTATTTTAGCTATGCTATAAATAGTTTTAAATTTTTCGCTTTTACACACCAACATGCACGCACAAATGCTTCACATAAATGTGAATATTTGCCATAAATACGCAGGTTTCCGTTGGATGTGTACTCAAATGTCATGCTTTTGAGGCTTCTTTGAAGAGGCAAATCCGATATAATATCTATTTGTTTACGTTCCATCATCCCCAATGAGTTGCTGTATAGGTCCTCTTTCATGATCCCTTTGTTCCTTTCGTTCACAGATCTTGTTGAGTTATTTATGCCATAAACCTTTCTTGGACCTAATTGTTCAATTAACATGTCTGTGACACCGCCTCCTAATCCTGAGTCATCCGTAAATATGCGTTTAAAATTAAACTTTTTATGTAGATCTATTATTCTTCCTACCGTATCGGTGAGAGATTTCCGTTCCGTTGTCATGCACTTTATAATCTTGATCTTATTGTAATCTTTGAGTTCTGCAATTACAAATGCGTTTTCGTCTGCTCCATAACGGGCAATATCCACACCTAAATAGTACTTTTTTCCAACGCCGTATTGTTTGTTGTAACTCCATTCAATAAAGTTCATTCTATCCTTTATTAATTCTGTGGGGAAGAATTGATTAAATTCTGAAACAAACTCTCCTAAATACTCCTGAGCATATTCCATCTTACTCATTCGTCTTTTTTCTTTTTGAAGGAAGTCTCTTGATATTCTTTTACATTTCTCACTAGAAACATGGATCGTCAAATAATCTTTGTCATGACAGGCCTCGTAGTAATGCCCACCTTTCCCGAATGGAGTGGATAATAATATTTCCCACCCTAATCCTCTCATCTTCTTAGAAGTTGCTAACATGGGGCGTAAAGCGGTCCATACAGCCTCTGGGATGAAAGCTGCTTCATCTCCTATCAATACATCTACCGTATAACATCTCACAAAGGCTCCGCTCTTTCCGGTGGGGAGTGAGAGAAGTCTTGTGCCATTCTTTAAAGTACATTCTGTTTTTGTTGGTGGTACTTTAAATATACCGTGAGTGGATTCAAAAATCCTTTTGGATTCCATATTCTTCTTAGCACTTAAATTGTGGGAAGGGATCCATCCCTTTCCATTGTTTGCTGCTTTCAATACTTGGTCATTTAGTAAGTTTAGATTCCTAAGAGTTTTTTGGAATAGTTCCGAGGATTGCCTTTGGGCTGCAGCTATCATCAAAACAGTTATGTTATCGTAAGCTATACATAGGTTGGATGCCTTTCTAGCGATTGTTACACTCTTTCCAACTTGTCTCCCTGTCCGTAAGGCTATATTCCCTTTGTGGTTTAATACTTGGGACTGCCAACGATCAGGCTTATAAGATAGATCATCTAAGGCTACTTGTTGGTTCAGTAATTTTATTTCGTTCCATTCAATTTTCATTTTATTACTCCTTATTTGTTGATGGGTGGACACAGGTGGGGTCAAAGGCTAGTTACCCAGATAGGGTTGCTAGTACTTCCTTCTGCCAGTCGTCTAGTTGGAGTGTCATACAGACACCTCGCACTCAGAACAACCACAACAACCACTAGCTACAGGACAATTTGGATTAGATGAAGGGGTTTCCCCCAACTTGGTTTGCTTTCGTTCTTTATCTAGCATACACTCATAATTTAAATTTAATTCTTGGATTATGTTGTATAACTTGTTGAACTTCTCGTTTATATAACCAATTTCTCTTCTTAACTCGCCATGTTCGCTTAACTGAGTCAAACCACACTTAAAACCAGCTAAAGTAAATAATGCTGCTCTAGCCTCTTCTTTCGCGTATCTAAGTTCTCTTTCTTTTTTATTTTCCATTTTTCAATCTCCGATTGTCTTAAATCTTTGTTCAAGACCTCTCTTCACTTACTGAGAGAGGTCTAGAGAGGTTATCAAGTCAATACTCAGTTAGCCGACCCGAAGGGAACTAGTTTACTTGTGTAGCGAGACTACGGCGAGTGAGCAGATAAACTATTAGGCGTGAAGGCTGAGACTAGATGTCAGTGGTGGACACAGGTGAGTCAAAGGCTAGAGACCTTGCTAGTCATATATACCACCCAATTATTTTTTTTTATTTTTTACCATTTTTTTATTTCTTCTTTTTTCATTTTTTTACCTCAAATGTACTAAAATATCTCTAAGCCTGCCCACACCAAACATTTCATCTTTCTCTAGGTCGCTTTTATTGTTGTTTGTATTGTTTCTGTGTTGTTTCTTTGTATTGTTTGTTATTGTTATGTTCTCTTTTACACCAGGTTAGGTATAAAAGGAAGTGCGG